TGCGGCAAAAAAGAAACCCGCACGCAAGGCGGCGTCGGGTCCCAGACGCCGGAAGCGGCGGCCGTCGACGGGAAAAGGCCTCTCTGCCTACGAAGCTCGCAAGGAACGCGAGCGGCGGCGACAGGCGGCGATGTCGGCCGGCGGGCGGGACATCGGCGAAATTCCCAAGGTCAAGAACCGGCGGCGTCGGAATCGGGCGGTCAAGGATTTCGAGTACTTCTGCCGTGTCTACTTTCCCGAGCGGTTCCCACTGCCCTTTTGCGACGATCACAAGAAGGTGATCGGCAAGGTCGAAACGGCCGTGGCCGGCGGGGGACTGTTCGCGCTGGGCATGCCGCGCGGTTCCGGCAAAACGACCATCTGTGAATGTGCCGTCTTGTGGGCCGTGCTGGCGGCCGGGCATCTGTTCGTCGCGTTGATCGGCGCGGATGCCGACGCGGCGCAGGAGATGCTCGAAAGCATTAAGGTCGAGCTGGAGACAAACGACCTTTTGCTCGAAGATTTTCCAGAGGTCTGCTATCCGGTCCGCTGTCTGGAAGGCATCGCCAACCGCAGCCGCGGCCAGACGTACCAGGGCGAACGAACGCGGATCGTTTGGACGGGCAAACAGGTGGTGTTGCCGACGATAAGGGAGGCCGAAGGCCGAAGGCCGAAGGCTGAAGGGAAAAAGAAGACAACGAACAGATCTTCCTTCGGCCTCCGGCCTTCAGCCTCCGGCCTCACTCCTTCTTCCGGGGCTGTGATCAAGACGCGTGGTATCACCGGGCGAATTCGCGGGATGAAGTATGCGCGGCCGGACGGGGCGAGTACGCGGCCGTCGTTCGTCGTGGTGGACGATCCCCAGACGGACGAGTCGGCGAATTCCGCCAGCCAATCGGCACACCGCGAACGGATCGTGGCCGGCGCTATCCTCGGTTTGGCCGGGCCGGGTAAGAAGATTGCCGGCGTTATGCCCTGCACGGTGATTCGTCGCGGGGATCTTGCCGACGGGATTCTAGACCGGAACTTGCATCCGGAGTGGCAGGGCGAGCGAACTAAGATGGTTTACGCTTGGCCCACTGACGAAAAGCGTTGGGAACGATACGCGGAGCTACGGGCGGAATCGCTCAAGAACGACGGCGACGGGTCACCGGCCACCAAGTACTACCGCCGCAACCGCAAGGCGATGGACGCGGGCGCCCGGGTGGCTTGGCCCGAACGATTCAACGATGACGAGATTAGCGCCATCCAACACGCCGTCAACTTGCGGTTGCGCGACCCGGCGGCGTTCGACGCGGAATATCAGAACGAACCGCCGGACGAAACGGCGTCTGCGACGGAGATCCTGACCGCGGCGGAGATCGCGGCCAAGGTGTCCGGGTACAAGCGGGCGGAAGTGCCGACCGAGTGCAACACGATCACGGGCATGATTGACGTTCAAAAGGACGTGCTGTACTGGCTGGTTGCCGGGTGGACGGACCACTTCACGGGGCACGTGCTGGACTACGGCGCGTGGCCAGACCAGGGCGTCTCGTACTTCACGGCCAACACAATCCGCAACACGATTGCCAAGCGGTTCCGGGGCGTGGGATTGGAGGGCCGGCTGTTTCAGTCGTTCGGCCGCCTGGTCGACGAGCTGGCCGAACGCAAGTGGACGCGTGACGATGGGGCGGAGTTGGAAATCGACCGAGGATTCATTGACGCAAACTGGGGTGATTCCACCGAAACGGTTTACTCGTTCTGCCGGCAGAAGCGGTCGATCTGGATGCCGTGTCACGGACGCTACATAGGGGCAAGCTCGACACCGATCGCCGAACGCAAACGGCAGAAGGGCGACCGGCGCGGGTTGAACTGGGTGCAACCGTCCGTCAAGGGCAAACGGGCAATTCGCTACACGTGGTTCGACGCGAACTTTTGGAAGTCGTTCGTCCACGGGCGACTGGCGGTGCCGTTGGGCGATCGTGGTTGTTTGTCGTTGTTCAAGCTGGCGGCGGTCAAGCACCGTCTTATCGCGGACCACATGACGGCCGAATACGGCGTGGCCACCACGGGCCGCGGCCGATCGGTGACCGAGTGGAAGTTGCGGCCGAACAGTCCTGACAATCACTGGCTTGATTGCCTGGTCGGGGCGGCCGTCGCGGCGTCGATTTGCGGCTGCAAGCTCGACGAGTTGAAGCCGCCGAAGAAGAAGAAGCGGAAGAGGAAGAAAGTGAGTTATTTGCAATGACGGATGACAATGGATGACGAATCACGCGACGATCGTTTGGGCCGATTGGCAGTGTCGGGGATCTTGATGGATCTTTTGGACGTGCCGACGTTGCGGGCGTGTCGCATCGCGCGGGAGTTGACGCGGGAACAGCGGGCGGAGATTACACGGGCGGCGGGGCTGCCGATCCGCGACCAGGCGGCCGAAAGCGTGGCGGCAATCTTGCTGACCGCTGACCGCTGATCGCTGACCGCTGATCGCTGACCGCTTCTTATTTGAAAGGGGCCAAGGATGGCGAAGAAGAAGACGACTGAAGACCGAAGGCCGAAGGCTGAAGGGAAAAAGCCCTCTCCCCAACCCTCTCCCGCAAGCGGGCGAGGGGGCAGGAAGAAGGCAGGGCGGCCGGCGGGGGCGAAGACTCAGAAGCAGGTGATCGTTTTGCGGGTCAATGCGAACTGTCCGGGCTGCCAAAGCACCGAGCGCACTGTGACCGGCAAGACGCGGCCGGACTTGGAGTACGGTGGCGTGACAGTTGACGATCGGCCCTACACGCACGTTGTCTGGCGGCGTTGTATTTGCACGGATTGCGGGCAAGTTTACATCGAACAGACGTTCGAAAATCGGCCGAAGCGGAAGGCCCGCAAGCGGTCGAAATCATAGCTTCCCCAAGGCACGAAACGGCGGATTTGGTGCGAATACCCTGGGTCTTTGCGAAACGAAGCGCGCCGCGGATCCGGCGCGCGCCGTTTTTCGGCGTGACGTGGTGATCGGCGGCCGTGTGACCCGCCGGCGTCGGTTGTGTGACTGGCAGGCGGGGCGAACCGTGACTGAGCATAACCTACCGTCTACGACATCGGCCCCCATGTGAAGTGCCACAGGATCACGAGAACGATTCCGACCAGTAGAAACCACAAGGCCGGGTCGGTTGGTTCGTCTTCGTCGTTCATGTCTTCATTGTAAACCTCCGGTCTCCAGTCTCCAGTCTCCGGCCTCTTTCCTCACTCGAAATCCAGAACCTCTATTTCGCCTGTCCCTCGCTTGCGCGTCGGGCTTGTGTTTCACGCGTGGCGTGTCCTACCGTTGAAAATGGAACGGCGGAACAGGTGACCGGGGAAGCCAAGGACGGCTGGCAGGGATGCCACCCGGTCACCCTTCTTAAAGAAGAGATCAGAAGTCAGAAATCAGAGCCTCTGACCTCCGACCTCTAACCTCTGACCTCTGGTTTACGATGGCAGACTCGGACGCGGAAAAGCTTGATCAACTGGACGGCGTTGTGGACGCGGGCGCGTCGAAGGTGACGGTTGACGGAGTGACTACCGAAATGGACTTGGCCGCGGTTCAGCGTCGGCGGCGGGAATTGCGCGCGAAGGACAGGCGGCACAAGGGCAAACGGCCGGTTTGCGCGGCGGTGGATCTGAGCGGATTTTGAAGAAGGCCGGAGACTGGAGACCGGAGGCCAGAGGGTTCAGAATCTTCTCTTCCTCCCGTCTCCAGCCTCCGGACTCCAGCCTCACTCGGTGTCACGGATGGCAAAGAAGAACGGCAAGGCGAAACGGTCGAAGCAGCGGGCGAGCGGGAACGGCAAGACCCGATTCTCGTATGAGGCCGTTGATGACAGCAAGAAAAGACGCAAGCCGGGACAGGCCGTTACCCAGTCCGAAGATGTCGTTCTGGGCCAGACGAATCGGCGTAAGCTGATTGGCTCCGTCCGCGATCTGCGCCGCAACTTTTCGGTTGTGGCATGGATGATCCGCCGGCATCTCGATTACGTGGCCTCGTTTCGCTTCCAGTCGCGCACGGGCGTGGACAAGATCGACCGGGCAATCGAGCGTGTGATGGCCCGCGAGATGCGCGCCGATCGGGTGGACGTTCGCGGTTTGTTCGATCTGCGCAAAACGATCCGCATGACGGAGATGGCGCGGACACTCGATGGAGACATTCTGCACTTGCTGTTGAGCGGCCGATGGCGCGGGTTGATTCAGGGCGTAGAGGGGGATCGGCTGCGCAATCCATCGGGGCTGAAAGACAAAACCGATTGGTTCAACGGGGTGCGAGTCGACCACTGGGGCCGTCCGCTCGAATTCTCGATTCACAAGCGCGTCAAGGGCGGGTCGACCCTCCAATTCGAAAAGACGGTGGCCGCCAAGCACTGCATCCATCACGGCTACTTCGACCGGTACGACCAGGTCCGCGGTGTCTCGCCGTTGGCGACGGCTTACGCGAACCTGCAGGACGTGCACGAGGGGATCAGCTACGCGCGTTTGAAAGCCAAGGTGTCCCAGTTCTTCGCGCTGGTGTTTATGCGCGACGCGGACGAGGCCGGCGGGGATCTGGACGGCGGGAAAACCACGGACGAAAACGGTGAGGAGGAAGAGGACAAGAGCGGCTATGACGTCGACTTCGGCAAAGGCGGCCAGCTTGTTTTGGACCTAAACGAAGGCGACAAGGCCGACTTTCTGGAGAGCAAGCAACCGTCCTCTGAGTTCTCGTCGTTCATGGAAATCTGTCTGCTGTTGGCGCTCAAGGCGTTGGATCTGCCGTACTCGTTCCTTCGCGAAGATTTCACGAACTTCTTCGGCTCGCGCGGCGCGTGGTTGCTGTACGACCGGTCTTGTGATGACAAGCGTGAAGATAACCGCGGCTGGCTGGATCAGTGGACAGCGTTCAAGTATCGGCTGTTGATCGCAGACGGCCGGCTATCGCTACCGAAGGTACAAGGCCGGCAGTTGACCGTAGACGATCAGCCGTGGGAGTGGGTCCCGCGAAAGATGCCTTGGTGGAAGCCGGTGGAAGAGATCAAGGGCAACTTGTTGGGTATCGGCGGCGGGTTGACCACTCCGCAACGTGTGTGCCGCGAAAACGATCAGGGCGATTGGTACGAGAATGTGGACGAGATCGCAAAGGCGCTCCAGTACGCAGGAGACAAGGGCGTGCCGGTCAGTTTCGATCCGGGGGCGAACCCACCGGGGCGGCCGGGAAAGGATGAGAGCGGGAGGGGCAAGGAATGACAAAGAAACCAAAGTCTTCGGCCTACGTTGAAGACGAAAAGGCGGTGCTCGAAATCTACGACGAAATCGGGCCAAGCTGGGCGGGCATGATTGATTCGAAGTTCGTGGCGGCGGCGCTGAAGATTCTGGACGGATATTCCGTGATCGAAGTGCGGATCAACAGCGTCGGGGGCAGCGCGCACGAGGGCATCGGAATCTTCAATCTGTTGGCCGCACACAAGGCCCCGGTACACGTGCACGTAATGGGATTGGCCGCCTCATCGGCTTCGTTAATCGCGATGGCCGGTAACCGAGTGACCATGCACACCGGGTCTCTGTTGATGCTTCACGAGCCGTGGGTAATCGCGATGGGGGACGCGGCGGAAATGCGCAAAGCCGCGGAGATGCTGGAGAAGTACATCCAGAGCGGCGTGGAGATCTACACCGAAAAATCCGGTGCCGAGCACGACGAGATCCGTGGATGGATGGCTGAGGAAACCTGGTTCAGCGCGGACGAAGCGGTCGAGGCCGGTTTGGCTGACGAGGTGGACGGCGCGTTGAGCGTCGCGGCCGATCTGTCGGACCGCTGGGGCTTTCGCAATGCCCCAAACGAATTTTCTCAAATGGTCGCGATGTCGGCCAAACTTTCTAGGGAGAGCACGAACATGAAAGAACAAACGAAACAAACGCCCACGAAGCCGGATAGCGACGCGGACAGCGTTGATCCGCGGGCGGAATTCAACGCGGAACTGAAGCGGTTCAGCGAGAAGTTTGGAGCGGAGAACGGGACCCAATGGTTCACCGAGGGCAAGACCTGGGAAGAGGCCCTAGCACTGCACTGCGACGAGCTGGCAAACAAGCTGGCCGCGGAAGAAAGCGGCAACGTGGAACTGCGCAGCCGGTTGGAGCAAGTCGGCGGCGGCGAACAGGAAGCGGTCAGCTTTGGCAGCGGCGAAGGCGGCGACGGGAACAAGGTTGACCCGAAATTGGCGCGGGCGTTGCCGGACGGGCTGGCTCGGTTTGCCAGCGGGTTGAAGTTACCCACGGCCGCGGTTGCGGAGTGAGGGGACCATCACGCGGAGCGTGATGAGCACACAAAGACCAAGTTGCAGGGAGGCAACGAACGATGACGAGACCAACACTGCTGGACATTGCAAAATTGAACCTCGGGGATGCCGAGGTGGGGCTGATCGAAGAGGCAATCTACAACTGCCCAGAGGTCACCGGCTTTGACCGGGAGACCAACCAGTTGATTCCGGGCGTCGGACAGACAAAAACGATCCGCGGAATCAACTATTCGACCAAGGTACGGACGGCGCTGCCGTCGGCCGGCTTTAGAAACGCAAACGAAGGCGTCACGGCGACTAAGTCGACCTTCGAAAACCGTCTGGTTGAAACGTTCATTCTCAATCCACGGTGGGAGTGCGACAAGGCCGTCGCCGATCGCAACGAGGAAGGGCCGGAGGCGTTCATCGCGGAAGAGGCGGACGCCCAACTCAAGGCGTCGTTCCTGCAGGCCGCGCGGAACTTCTACTACGGCACGAACACCAGCTACAGCGGCGACGCCAAGGGGCACCCTGGTCTGATCGACGCTTATGACGCGACCAATCGCGTCTTGGACGCCGGTGGCACCACGGCCAACACGGGGTCCAGCGTGTGGCTGGTCAAGTGGGGGCCGCAAGACGTGCGCTGGGTACTGGGCCAAAACGGCGAACTGGCCGTTTCCGACGTGCGAATCGAAACGATTTTCGACGGCTCCAGCAACCCGTTGACCGGCTACGTGCAAGAACTGCTGGCCTATCTGGGCGTGCAGGTCGGTTCGATCAACGCGGTGGTGCGGATCAAGAAGCTGACCGAGGACAGCGGCAAAGGACTGACTGACGCCGCGTTTGCCAAGGCACTGGAAAAGTTTCCCGCCGGTGTGAGGCCGGACGTGGCTTTCTGCACGAAGCGCAGCCGCCGACAACTGCAAAGTAGCCGGACGGCTACGCACCCGAGCGGGCAGCCCGCGCCGTTCCCGGTGGAAGTCTTTGGCGTGCCCCTGGTCGTCACGTCGGCCTTGAGCGACACGGAAGCGTTGACGCTGTAGTAGCTGAGTTTGCAAAAACGCAGTTCGCCTGAACTCTTGCGAGTTCAGCTACTCATAACCAATTGAGGAGAAACGAAGATGAACGGAAGAAAACTTGCGACGATCGCTCTGATCGTTTTGATTGCTCTGGTACCGCTGGCTGTGCTGCCCGCGATGGGGCTGGTGATCACGGGGCAAAAGGTGCTCGGTTGGATTGCCACGGCCGGCGCGGCGGTGGGCATGGCGCTTGCGGTCAAGGACGCGGACACGGGCCTGACGAAGACGACGGCCTTGCCCAACGGAGCGGCGACTACGACGTCTGCCGGTATTGACCTGGGTATCGGCGCGAAAGGCGATTGCGGCGGTAACTTCGAATTGATGATCGAGGCACCGGCGCTCGCAACTACGCCCCTGCCTGACACGAAGACCATGACTTACGACGTGTATCACGATACGGCGTCCGATTTCAGCGGCGAGGTACTGTTGATGGGGTCGGTGATCGTGCAGACCGGGGCCGGCGGGGCAGGCGCGGCGGCGGCGACTAAGAGTGTGCGGATGCCGGTTGATGTGAATCGGTACATCCGCGTCAAGGCCACCAACAGCGGCGCTGGCGACGCGAGCGGTTCGAACTTCGTGGCCGGCTTGCGGTTCTGAGACAAGCTGTCAGCGGTCAGCTATCAGCAGTCAGGAAGAGGGCGGTTGAGAGCTGAAAGCTGAAGGCTGAAAGCTGAAGGCTGAGACGTGGCCGGGTCAATCATCGACAACGCGACGGATCACGCGCTGGGGACCGCTCGGTTGCTGGCCGGGCGGTTGATCTCCTATACGCGCGGGGCGGACACAATCCGGTTCCGCGCGATCGTCGGCAACACGACGGTCGAGGTGATCGACCAGGGTGTTGTTGTCGACCAGGCGGAGGCGCGAACTTACCTGTTTCCGCGGGTCGAATTGGCCAAGCTGTCTCCCGACGTGCCGCAAGCGAGCGACTACGTCGAGGAACAAGACGACGACGAAACCGTGACCGAATGCCGTTACACGGCCATGCCGGCGACCGGCGGCGATTGCTGGCGGTTTGCCGATCGTGACCGCAAGTGGATTCGGTTATTTAGCAAGCAGGTGCCGGGGACGTAGAAGAGGGCTTAAGGCCGAAGACCGAAGGGCAGAGAAAAAGACATCTTACCTTCAGCCTGCAGCCTGCAGCCTCCGGACTAAGACATGCCCGATGCGAATCAGGTGACGGTGGCCAAGGCGGTTGTTACGGCGCTGAACGGTGCGCCGGGCGGCACGTTTTCGCAATCGTGTACCGCGGCGCGGGCCTACCGCAAACGGGTTAAGCGGGAAGAAATTGACGGCGTGCTGATGACCGTGATTGGCAACGGGCGAACGTTCGTCAATGCGGCGCGGCGAATCTCGGAACGGGACGTGATTGTCGCGGTGGTGCTGCAGAAGGCCACGGACCCGGCGACTGTGGCCGATGTGGACGCGATGCAATTGCTGGTGCAAGAGGTGGCGGATTTTCTAGAGTTCGAACCGCAAGGCGATGCGGGGTTCTTGCAACTGGAAAACGAGCCGATTTTTGACCCGGATCTACTGGAGAACAATCAACTGTTCGAATCATCGATCCTCGTTACCTACCGGGTGCAACGCGAGGACGACGATTGAGGCGGGAGAAAGAAGGCGGGAGGCTGGAGACTGGAGACCAGAGGAAGAGAAGAGTCTGAACCTCCCGTCTCCAGCCTCCGGACTCCAGCCTAACCAAAAGCCAAGGAGGGCGAACCAATGACGGTTAATACACCGGTCGGCTTGGAATGCAAGGCGTATCGGAACACGGGAACTCACGCCGCACCGGTGTGGGTTGAATGCAAACGACTGAAGGATGTGGCCGTCGCGCTGCAAAAGGACCGGGCGAACGTGTCGCGCCGTGAGTCTGCGTGGAAGATGGAACGCGGGGCGCTGAAGGGGCTGGAGATCACGGCCGGGTACCAGTACCGGCGAGGCACGGACGCGACGCGAGATGCGTTTATCGACTCGTTTGTCAACGGGACGCCGGTCGAGATGGCCGTGATGGACGATGACATCACGACCAGCGGCGCGAAGGGGTGGCGGTCGTACATCGAAGTGATGGGCATCCCGACAAACGAACCGCTGGCGGACGGTAAGACACTCGACCTGACGTTGGCGTTGACGGACCACGAGGAAAGTAGCGTGCTGATCGAGCCGGACCACTACACGGTGGCGTAAGCGGCAAATGACCAATGACCAAACCCCAATGACCAACGAAGAGGGCAAAAGGGATGGACGCAAAACGAATTCAGGAACTGGCCAAGTTCGCGGCCGAAAACACGGGGTTCGTCCGTGCCAGAGTCGCGGAACTGGGCGAACTTTCGCAACTGGTTGACGAGGCCGTTGCAGGCGTGGAACTGGACGACGAGGCCGCGGCCTACGTCGAAGCGTTGGGGCGGGCTGCCGGGTGCGATGAGAAGGTCGTGTATATCGACGTCGAGCATTTGGCGGCCGTCTGTGCGCTGGCCACGTCGAAGGGGAAGCCGAAAGGGAGCGGTCAGCAATCAGCGGTCAGCGGTCAGAAAGAAGGCGGCTGAGAGCTGAAAGCTGAGAGCTAGAAAGGGCCAAGGATGGCAGGCGAAACGGCGAGGTTTACGGACGCGACCGGCCGCGATTGGTTGGTCGAAATCACCGTCGACACGGTCCGGCAAGTTCGCAAGGAACTGGACGTGGACCTGATGCAGGCGGCGGGCGGCGACGTGCTGGAGCGTCTGGCCGCTGACCCGGTGGAACTGGTGGACGTGCTGTTCGTGATCTGCCGTGACCAGGCGGAAGAGCGCGGGTTGAGCGATGTCGATTTCGGCCGGTCCTTGGCCGGCGATGCGATCGAGGCGGCGACGGATGCCTTGATTGATTCGATTGTGGCTTTTTTCCCCCCTCGCCTCCGGAAGCATCTGGAGGCGATCAGGGAACGGCAAACGGAGACGCTGGCGGCGCTGGACAAACAGGTGACCGAGAAGGTGACGGGCGAGAAGTTCAGCCGAGCGTTGAAGGAGATTGTGTCTTCGGCGGGCGCTGCGATGGATGCGGAGATTGCCAAAGCAACGACGAAAGCGAAACGGAAGCTGACGGAGATGACCGCGACGGATGGGAGCTAGTCGACCAGTGCGCGGCGGTGCTGGGCGTGTGGCCGGGACCGTACACGTTGCGCGAGTTGGTCGCTCAGGCGGACTTTCGCTTGCGTGCCGACTGGAACCGCACGGCGGCGGCTATGGCGCTGCTGGCGAACTGCCACCGCAAGCCGGGGGCAGCGGAGTTTCAGCCGCGAGACTTTCACCCGATGGAAACCGACACCGAGCACCGGCCGCGGGGAATGGTGATGACGCCCGAGAATTTGCACATCTTCGCAAAGTTGATTGTGGGGACTGACCCGGAGAAGAAGGCCGAAGACTGAAGACTGCAGGCTGAAGGACAAGAGGGACCTGAGGGGCGGCGAACACGGACGGGTCCCTTCGGTCCCTTTTGTGATGAGTAAGGAACACGAACCGATGCAAATCACGGGCGACATGACGATGAGTTTCCGGATCGTTGATCAGTTCTTCGATCGCACTCCGGTCATCAAAGCGATGGAACGGGCGGAACGTCGTGTACTGTCCCGGATGGGTGCGTTTGTCCGGCGGACGGCGCGGTCGTCAATCCGACGGCGCAAGGGCGTTTCCGCTGAAGGCAGCCCTCCTAGCGCGCATGCTCGGGCAAGCTCGGGGCCAGAGGCCGGGCTGAAGTTCATTTTGTTCGGGTACGACGCGGCGCGGCGGACGGTGGTGGTTGGGCCGGTGAAGTTCAACCAGGTGAACTATCTGGGGACCGGCGAGCGGGTCAGTGTGCCGCAACTCTTGGAGTTTGGCGGGACGGCTCAAATCATCGAGAAACGAACCAAAGGCCGCGGACCGTGGCGGCGTGCGGATCTGCGGCGGAAGTTGCGGCCGTGGGAAGAATCCAGAACGCGGCGTGCGAGATACGCGGCCCGTCCGTTCATGCGGCCGGCGTTGGCGAAGGAGAAGGACAACTTCGCGAAGTTGTTTGAAGGCCAAATCGACAAGGAAGCATCGCGCGGAATGCAACGGTTGAAAGGCGACGTTGATGCATCGGGCGCGGCGGGCGTGGTCTCGCTGGTGAGTGCGGGGTAGGGGAAGCGGTCAGCGGTCAGAAAGAGATTGCTGAAAGCTGAAAGCTGAAGGCTGAAAGCTAACACATGGCAGGCAAGGCGGGCGGAATTCGAGCGGGCGGGGCGTTTGTCGAGCTGAGTCTGCGCGACCGTATCGGCAAGGGGCTGAGCCGCGCGTCGGCCAAGCTGCGGTCGTTTTCCCGCGGCGTGGGTGCGCTCGGGGCCGGGATGATCGGGTTGGGTGCCGGGATCATGGCACCGTTACAAATGGCGGTGTCCAAGTTTTCCTCAGTCGGGGACCAACTGGACAAGACAAGCAAACGGACCGGCGTGACCGTTGAGGCGCTGTCGGAGCTGGGCTTTGCGGCCGAACAAAGCGGCGCGGGATTGGAAGTGCTGGAAAGGGGACTGTTCGGTCTGTCCCGCTCGTACTACGCGGCAAGCAAAGGCAGCAAGGGGGCGGTCAACGAGTTTGGGCAGGTGATCCGGCCGTCTGCGGATATTGTCGACGCCTTTGCTCAAGTTGGTTTGTCGATGCAACAACTGAAAGGCATGACGCCGGACGAGCAGTTGAGCGCGGTAGCGGAGGGCTTGTCCAAAATGACGGACGAGTCGAAAAAGGGGGCCATAGCCCAATCACTGTTCGGCCGGCAAGGCCGGCAATTACTGCCCCTGTTGAATGAGGGCGCGGCCGGCATCCGCAACCTTCGCGAACAAGCCCGCGCTTTGGGGTTGACTGTATCGACCGAAGCAGCCGCGTCGGCAGCCGAGTTGACCGACCGCATGAACGAAATGTGGCGCGTGGCGAAAATGGGCGTGTTCACGATCGGTAGCGCGCTGGCCCCTGCGGTGATCGACGTGGTCAAGTCGGTGACGGCCTGGTCGGTGGTCGCGCTGGATTGGGTCAAGGCCCATAAAGACTTGGTGATCTGGGTGGCGAAGCTGGCGGCGGCAGTCGCTACGGTGGGGGTGGTCTTACTGTCAATTGCTGGACTGGGGTTCGTCTTCAGCGGGCTGGCGGCGGCCGGAAGCGCGCTGTTGACCGCATTGGTCGCAATTAAGGTAGCGGTGATCGCCGCGTTCGGCGCGCTCATCTCTCCCGCGGCGGCTGCGGTGGTTGCTATTGCTGCGGTGGTTGCCGCTGTGGCCAAGTTCACAACGGCACTAGACGAAGCCAAGGCGCTCGGGGCCTACCTGGATGGCAAATTCTCGGGCCTGGTCAAGGACTTGGGCGGCATCTTCACGAGCACCTTCCAGGGCGTGCGCGATGCGATCGTTACCGGCGATTGGGAGGCGGCGGGCGACATCGTCATGGCCGGTTTGGAAGCGGCCTGGCTGTCCGGCGTGGCGACGCTCTCGTCCATCTGGGAGGACTTGAAGCTCGCCATGATTGAAACGTTTGCTGGGGTGGTTGTTGCCGTCCACAAGATGTGGACGGATCTGCAGAACAAAATCAGCAAGCTCGTTATCGAATTGTCCATGCGTGACGATGCGGTCGGGGCGGCGGCGCGTGCGGTGCTTGGGACCGATCTACGGGGAATGGACGAGGATCGGCGGGAGAAAAACATAAGTGCCGGACAGCAGAAAATCCGCAAGTTCTATAAGCAGTTAACAAGAGCAAAAAGGGCCGGCGATACGGAGGAAGTGAAGAGACTCCTTGGCGAGATCGAGAAAGCGGAGCAGCAATTCCTGACGGGCCGTCGTGCTGGCTCGGGCGAACCGCTCGACGCGGCGGCGCATGCCCAGCAAATCATTGACGACGCGACGGCGGCGGCTCAAGAGGGCGTGGCGGACTACTGGGCCGGCGTCACGTCCGCTCAGCGACAAGCGGCGCGGGAGGCCGGCGACGATGCCAGACGGCGTGCACGGGAAGCACGGGGGCGATTGGAGGACTTGTCCGCCGGAGCAACCGAGAATCGCAACATGCAGGAAGGTCTCGACAAGCTGAAGGAGTGGGGGCAACACCTCGCGGGGCTTGGCGGCAAGCTGCAGGATCACGTAAAGACCTGGGGAACGAAGGTCGAGGCCGGCGATGTCGGCGCGGGCGCGTCGCGGGGAACATTTTCGGCCGCGGTGGCCAGCCGGCTGGGCGGCCGGAACGTCGAAGATCAGCAGTTGGAAGCGCAGAAGGACATCGCGCGGAATACCAAACAGATCGCGGACAAACCGCGTCTGGCGTTCGGGAGATAGGGAAGAAGAGGTCGGAGGTCAGAAGTCAGAGGTCAGAAACGGAAGGGATGCTCCCCGCTGATCTCTGACCTCTGACCGCTGACCTCTGGTTTGAGGAGCCAAGGATGGCTATCGGAATGTACGAGGCGTTTCGGTCTCGGGAGACTGAGGATCCAATTTCCGTTTTGGGAAATCGGGCCGTGCTGCGCTACATCTTGGACGGGTCGAACGTCGAGCCCGACATCCGCGCGCACCTCAAGAACAACGCGCCGGTTACGTACAGCGATCTGGTGGTGCAAGTCTACAAGGTCGACCCCTTGGCCTACGCGCTGTGGCAGGGCGAGGTCACCTACGGCAACCCGGACGACGAGCGGTCCGAGGAAGATCACGCCACCGACACGGCGGAGTGGACTTTTGATACGAGTGGCGGCACGTCTCATATCGACCAAAGCTTGGAGCAAGTCGGCAAGTACAGCAACCACGCGAACGGTGCGGAGGATTACGGCGGGGCGATCGGCGTCAATGGAGACGGCGAACCGGAAGGTGTGGACGTCGTTGTGCCGGCTCTGACCTGGACGGCGAAAGGTTGGCTGCCGGGCACGACGGTAACGACTACCTACGTCAAGAAGCTAGCCGAACTGACCGGCCGTACCAATGACGCGACGTTTCGGGACTTCGACGCCGGCGAACTGTTGTTTATGGGCGCGGTGGGTGCGTCGCGTGGGCGCGGCGATTGGGAAATCGTGTTCCGATTCTTGGCCGGTAAGAACGTGGCGAACCTGGTGGTTGGCGGGATCACGGTCACCACCAAGAAGGCACATAACTACCTGTGGGTCAGTTTCGAAAAGGAAGTCGACGGGGCGGCCAAGAAGCTGTGTCCCAAGCCGCGGTCCGTCTACGTCGAACGCGTCTACGAACCGGGCGATTTCACCGAGCTACAGATACCGGCGTTCTAAGGCGAACCAATGACGAATGCGACGAACGGGAGTCTGCTGGAGAACTCGCGGGTCAAAATCGGGGCGGTGATTGCGGCACTGATTCTGGCGTGTGGGTTCGTGGCTGAGGAGGTCGCGTTTAAGGTCTCCATGCATTTCCGGCTACAGGCAATCGAGGCGTCGTTGTCGCAGATCGAGCGGACTCTGCGAGAGGATCGTGAAAAGGGCTGGAGCAAGGAAGCGATGCGCGTTTGGGTGGCTGAGACGAAGGCCAAGAACGCGAACTGGCACGGGGCGGCGGTCGAGTAGGAGCGCGAAGGCTGTGACAAGCGAGCAATTGAGATCACACGCAGTAGACGTGATCGCGCGGCGGTTGGACCGAGACGAAGCCGACGCGGTCGCGCTGGTCGACCAGATGAAAATGCACGAGGTCGAGGATCTGCTCGAACACGACGGTTACGATTCCGGCGCGGTGGCTATGGCGGCGATTATCTACCAGGTCCGGATTCGGCTCGCGCAGGAGGAAGCCAACCAGCATCACAAGGTGATTGTGCGCGGGATGTGAAGTGTAGCCGTCACGCTCCGCGTGACGGATTCCATCACGCGGAGCGTGATGCCTACAGAAAGAAAAGATGACCGTTGCGAAGGTTCGACAGGGCGAAGATATGATCGTTTCGGCCAGCGGCTGGAACGAGCTGGCGGACGTGGCGGCCGCGCACCGGGGAAGCTCCCGCGGCGCGGGCCGGCGACGGTCACGCGTGGGCAAGTACGCGTCCGGCCTGGTCGAACTGAAAAACAGCACGGGTACGGACTTCGCCCGGTTCGACGCGGTGCGGGTCGGCGCGTCGTTGGTAACCGCGGCGGACGGTGCGAACGAATGGGCAATCAAACCGAAACACTACGGCCTGACTCCGTCGACCTTCTCGGACCTGGGACGCGTGGCGGTGCTGTTGGAACCGATTGCGGCTGGATCGACCGGCCGCGGTGTGATCTCCGGCGACGTGCAAACCAAAGTCTTCGTCAATGAAGAGTGGCACGAGTTCGCGGACGTCGACGCCGTGGCCGGCGGCCGGCTGCTGCAGTCGACGGCGTCCGGTTCGGCGAGCTGTCAGATCCTGGAAAAGGAGGCCGGTACTGGGACCAAATGGGCCACGGTCCGATTATCGAACGCGGGACAGTTCCACCTGGTCGGCAAGCCGACTGGCTACGGCGTGACGGCGGCGACGGAAACCGGCGGCGTGCTGACTCCGGGCACCGGGACAATCCAAGTCTATCGGCTCGACGAATCGAGCGGGGGCCTAGTCCCGTACCTGTACGACGGCAACCCTTGTTTATTGGACGTGTACAACCTGGGCGGCGAGATCTCAACGGGGACTTGGGTCTTGCCTCACTGCGACCGGTGGGGCGTCTGGTGGGTGAAGGAGTTGGTTGACGTTGGGCTGTTTTATCGTGACTACGCGGTTTCGAAGGACATCCCTTACGGCATCGACGCAATCGACTTGGACACGGGCTATCTGAACGTTCCTTTTTCGGCCGGATTCGTTCTCGCAAAGGGCGTCGGGACGTGGTCGAGTCGGGATTGTGCGTTTGAGTGTACGACGGCCGGCTGGTATCGGGCCGATGCGCTTTGGGGCTTTGCGACTGGCAACGCGAAGACGACGCATTTTGGCATGAAGTGCTACAACTCAACCCCGTCACTGACGGGCAACTATTACTGCTACGCGGCGCATCCGGAGGATGCGGAACAGGATCAGGCGAACTTGTACACCGTCCACGAGTTCGCGGTGGGCGATAAGGTGTACTTTACGTGCGCAGTCACGGGGACTTGGTCGGGTGCGTCTGGTCAGGCGCGGCTGAACGAATTGTCGGTAATCTTGAAACGGTGGCATTGATGAACGGAAAGAAAACCTATCTGGCGGCCGGGGCGATGGTTGTCTATGCAATCGGGGGCCTGGTTCTGGGATACGTCGAGGCGGCGGACGCGTGGCGGACGCTATTGGAGGCCGCGGCAATCTTCGGTCTGCGCCATGGGATCAAGAGAGGAGGCTGAAGACCGAAGACTGAAGACCGAAGGGAAGAGGGGTCAAATTGATTCTTCCTTCGGCCTTCAGCCTACAGCCTACAGCCTATCAACCATGCGTTTTGCGTTGGTGGAAATCACGGACGAGCGAATAGCCGAGCTGGCGGCGGCCGGCGGGCCGGTTGGCGCAATCCTCTGCGACGGGCCGGGCCGCGGCTGGCCGGCTGCACTGAAGGCGGCCGGCGTGCCTGTCTGCCGGTGGGTCGTACCGGAGGACTCGACGGCGGCCGGCGTGGCGCGGGCGTTTGAGCGGTCCGGCTGCGCGGTGTTCGTGGCTCGGGACGCGGAGCGGGCCGGGGCGGTCGCGGCCCATACGGCGCGGCCGGTGGTGTCGCGACTGGTCGCAGCCGAGCAATTCCGGCCGCGGCTCGACGTTCGGGCCGGTCGAGCGTTGGTCGAGGTTGGCAGCGATCGCGGGCCGGTGCGTTGGATCACTCGACAGCAATTGGCGCGTGACACAAAACGTCTGGCCGCCATGTTGCCTTCGCCCGTGTGCGGTGTGGCCGGGGTGCCTCGGTCCGGGATGCTGGTTGCGGCGGACTTGGCGACGCGATTGTCGGTCCCGTTGTACGAGGCGCGGCCGGCGGGCGGTTTGTTCCCGTTGGATCGTGGCGAGCGGCTCCGCTACTGCCGCGGGTTTTCCGGTCCGTTGGTGGTTGTGGAAGATTCTTGTCATACGGGGCAATCGTTGCGGCTGGCCGCCGCGGGGGCCGCCGGTTCCGGCGTCGAAGTCGTGAGCGCTTGCGTGTACTGGAATCCGGCGGCGGAGTTCAAGCCGGACGTGTACGCGGTGGACTTGCCCATGCCTCACTTGTTCGCGTGGCATGCGCTGCAATCGCCAATCGTGCATCAAATGGCGCTCGATTTCGACGGCGTGATTTGTCCGGACTGTCCACCCGAACTGGATGACGACGGGCCAAAATACCGGAAGTGGCTGGCCACTGTGGGCGAACTGAACGCACCCCGCCCCTACCGCGTGCCGTTGATCGTGACGGCGTGCCTGGATCACTTTCGGCCGATTCGTCAGGGTTGGCTTGACGACCACGGAATCCGGGTGAAAGAAATGATCATGGGGCCGTGGCTGAACAAGAAAGAACGGGCCGCCAAATACGACGCGGGCGAGTTCAAGGGCCGCGCGTTTCGCGAGTCGCGGGCGCGGTATTTTTTGGAGTCCTGCCCCACGCAAGCAAGGGCGATTTTCGAGGCGGCCGGAAAGGTGGTGATCTGCCCCACAACCGGCCAAGTCTTTCAATAGGAGAAAGATGTAGGTTGTGCTTCAGCACACCGCATCAGGGAGGATCAAACGATGTTGTACTTGAAAGATGGCCCGCGGCCGTTCTGCATGATCCGCTTGCCGCGGACCGCGAACACGGCCATGACGGAGGCGCTGGCGGACATGTTCCAAAACGTGGTGCGCGATAATCGGCACCTGAAGCATGTCACCGCGCGGTACCTGCGACGCCAGCTTGGCGAGTCGACCTGGAACGGGCTGTATCGGTTCGCGTTCACACGCGACCCTCGGGAGGTCGTCTGCTCGTTCTTCCGGCACACGCGAGAAGCCTACAAGCGGGCCGCGGTGGTGAACTTCCAGGGCCTCCGGTGCACGGCGAGTTGGGTCGAGGAGATGAAGCGCGTTGCGGAGTACGTCGACGTGAACGAGTACGTCGAGGCCGAGTTCCTTTCAGACCGGCGACTGCCGCCGGGCGGCTGGTGGCGCAAGTTCTGCGAAGGGCCGGACGGCGAAGACTTGGGCGTGGTGCCCTATCGGTTCGCGGACCTGCCGGGCTCGTGGGAGGCGCTGTGTTCGGAGTTGGGAATCAGCGATCCGCCGGAACTTCCGGTCGTCAACGACGCGGTCGGCGGAGGCGAATGGCAAGGCGTGTTGCGCGACGACGTGGCCGCGCGGCTGTTTGACAAATGCACCGCGGACCGGGCGGTCGGCGGTTACGAGTAACAAGTAGGACGGATTGCCAATCCGTCCCACCAAGCCAAGGAGGGCTTTCGAATGTCGAGACTGATCTACACAAACGGCTTACACCAGGTCGACTGGGCAAGTGATGTTCTGCGGATTCTCCTGGAGCGGTCCACGTCGAGCTACTCGCCCGATCGGGACCACGATTTCCTGTCGTCTTTCACGGGCGGCGGCGGGGTCGAGATCTCGGTGGCGAGCTACGCGCGCAAGACGCTGGCGAACGCGGCCAAGAACGTTGATGACACGAAAAACCAGATGGAATACGATTGCGACGACGTGGCGTTCGGTTCGCTCGAATCGGGGCAAACGGTCAAGTCGCTGATGATCTACAAGCAGGTGGGCGGGAGCGACGCGACCCCTGCGGATGATCCGCTCATCTATCGTGACGACGGGAAGATTGACGTGGTACTGGCCGCGAATGCTGCGATCAACGACACAACGTTGTGGGTGGAACCGATCGAAGCGGACATCCCCAGCGGTTCGGCGTTGGACTTCGGCGGCGGGGCAACCTGCACGCTGTCCAGCGGTGCCAGCCGCGGAGATCGGAGCCTGTCGACCAGCGCGATTGCCGCAGCGGCCACGGCCGGCGACGTATCGAGCGACGTGGACACAGATTCGATTCTGCCAGCGGTCCTACAAAACGGGCCATTTAACGTGCAGATCAACGCAGACGGTTTGATCATCTTGACTCAACGCGGCTTGTTCGCGACGTAGTCGAGCCGGGCCGGCGTCGGCGAGTAGGGTAGGCTTCAGCCTGCCTGCAGCGAGTTGGACGGTTCCGGCAGGCTGAA